ATTTGACCTCTCGTGCAACGAACGCGTTAAACGTCCGGTGCTATGACCTCAATTGGTCAGCATCTGATTACCCTGCGCAAAAACTATTCTACCGGAACTCCTGGAAACTGTAGGAGTCAGGTACTAGGACGAGCATTAAGTTGTGTAAGCTATCGTAATGGAAAGCATCAAGATAGATAAGCAATTTCTTACTCATCAGTCCGATGTGCCCCTCAGGGACTTGGAAAGAAAGTAGGCTAGGTCAAGAATCGGTTGTTAGAGTCACTAGTATAATAATACTGGCGGCGTAGCAACTAGTCGATCCCGACGGGGGGACGGAAGGCGGATGTGCAGTAATAAAATGCTGTGCCTATGTTAAGTACGGACCTTCGAGCGGTTAGTCAAATAGACCACCTACTCGGCCGAACTACAAGCGGCGGAGAACAGGAGTTGATGGTGACGACCAAGTACTGGCGTTGCGGGTATGGGGTTACCATACTCTAACGATAAGTTTCTTGGAGCCTAGAACCACAGATCACCTTAATAGGGGTGCCTGCAGCCCTCTGCGCCGGCGATAACATCAACGGCCCTGCTGTCTCAGCGGGGAAGTAAGGTAGAGGAAACTGAATTTTACGGTAACACCCTGGGGTATTACTCAGCCTCAGGTGATTGTTGCCTGTTATTAGAAGAGGATGCGAGACTATTCCTCCACGTATTTAAAGATCCTGTTCCGGGATCTATAAGTGGATTGAGTATACATCTTACTCTCTTCGGGGCCAACGAGGGCCCTGTTCGTTTAGGGTAGTACGGTTTAAATCTATGGCGTGAGCTACGAAGCAGAAAGGGGGATGTTGTGGAACAAACCCTACCTCCTGTGGAGCAACAGACGCGAGCTTTACTATCCCTCCCTATGGGGGGAGTACAGTACCCGTAACAAATAACAGATACAATGAATCAACTCTTTTCCAACAAAGCAATTAAGTCTTTGCGGAAGAAGGTGGCTATCGTAAATGGTATGATCTGAAGAAATTCAGGTCGTCCACTGATTAACCTGTTTATTAAGGCAGGTCACTCAGTGGTAGGTTCTAGTAAGTCATGAGTACGTGTATATAAACACTATGCCTATTTTGTGTATAGACTATATAAGAGGGGGGGCTATCAGTATGTAGTTATCTACCTGAAAGCCTGCTCTGTACTCCTTCAGCAGGCTGTTGGGGGCGAAGTAATATCGTCCACACAGTCTCTGGGGGCAGCTGTAGCGAGAACAAAGCACGGGATCCCTCGTGTAATCCCGGCTCTTATGCGTAAGCGTATCCTCCAGCGGGAGACCGCTGTGATAAAGGTATTCTTGACTCTCTTTAATCTTTATAGAGTGATAGAGTACCCTGGGAAATTAAAGTTGAAAACAATAACTTCTCCGCCTAAGGAAGACATTCCTATTCAAGAATGGTTCGTTTTCTTGCGTACTGTTCTGATGCCAGAAATACAGGCAAAGTGGGGTAAAACCTCCGCTTTGGCTGCGGCTCTGATATCTGAAGCGTATAGAGCTAGATTCATTAAGGATCAGCTCCGTGCTGTCCCTTTCCTGCTTTTCAAAGCATCTCCGTCGTTACCTGAGAAAGGTCCTGGTGAGGTCTCCAAGATCTCTACCTCATTTGACGGTATTGTGGGTAGTGCCTTTTCACTCTTTGGTCATCAGGTTGTTTGACCTGCTTTCCAAGGATGAGGACGTGCTACCGGTAATACACACCTATTAAACTGGATTGAAGAGTACGCACTCTGAGCGAAGAAACACTCAGAGGCCGCACCTCAACCCCCTTCATTGGTGAAAGTGCGTTGGGCTCGTCGTGCTTGGGAGACTTATGAGTTTCTCCGTAAAGCATGATGGTCTGACTTCACTAAGCCATTGTATGAGAGTCGTCCAATAGGTGGACTGGGATTCAAAGAAGAACCCGCTGGAAAGGTTCGTGTTTTCGCGATGGTCGATTGCTGGACACAGTGGATGTTATATCCACTACATAAGGCAATCTTCCAACTGTTGGCACAGATTCCACAAGATGGTACATTTGATCAGTCTAAGCCCGTTCACTTTCTATTACGTGAACTGGAGAAGAGAGGTCTTAAACATACGTATTGTTATGATCTTTCTGCCGCGACTGACAGATTACCTGTAATGCTCCAGGTGCAACTTTTGTCTCACTTTGTAGGTGATGCATTAGCGAACGCCTGGGCGGCGATTTTAGTTGGGCGTGGGTATACGTATCGGGACCGTAAAACCGGTTCCGCCCATACTCTCTTTTACGCCTGTGGACAACCAATGGGTGCGCTGTCCTCTTGAGCTATGCTAGCGATCACTCACCACTGTATTGTGCAGTGGGCGTGATACAAAGTATGTCTCAAGAAGGGTAATGCTTATACTTGGTTCGAGCTTTACGCCGTTCTCGGGGATGACATCGTCATAGGTGACGGTGCCGTTGCTCGTGAATATCTAAAAGTGATGGAAACTATTGGGGTGGAAATTTCTCTTGCAAAGAGCCTTGTCTCGGATTCCAAGACCGTGGAATTCGCAAAGAAATTCTTCACGCCTGATGAGGCCACACCGATCCCCTTTAAGGAACTGTTAGTTGCTGAGAGAAACTCCAGTGTTCTACTGGAGTTTGCACGTAAGCATAAACTAACTATTCCGGCCATCCTCCAATTAATGGGGTTTGGCTATCGGGTGAGGGGTGACCTACATAAGCCACTGATTAAGTTAGGGCGTAGAGTTGCCGTATGTCTACTGGCACTAACTGCTCCTGGCTCACTCTTCGGGAAAGATTTGCGGGAATGACTGACGTTGGAAAGTCTAGTCAAATCCGTCGATCACAACGATTGAGCAAGAGTCCTTCAGTCGTTCTGAGATACAGAGATTAAGGCGTTGTCTGATCGGATAAGGGCTTTGCAGCCTTTTGTCACGAAAGCCAACGCAATGATCATTGTGTTTAGGGACAGGGAGTATTACGGGACAGTAGATCCCGGCAGATTTGACGTGAGAAGAAAGTCTGTTCATTTATTTACCAGCGATCGGTATCTTATCAATATTCTTGAGAAGGATTTCCGTATTGCTGATAGTATAGTTGAACGGATCTACCGTCCTGCGTTTCTCTGGACTGGAGACGAGTTTTCTTCATTGAAAGCTAAGGTCTCTGAGCTAGAGGAACTAGGGATGAAGTTTTCTTCGGATCCTTTTGAGGAAATCAAGAGGCTCTGGGAATTCGTGGATCATGTCGAGTCCGCCCTTGAACTATTGCCTTTACCTAAGGACTTAGAGCGTGTCGCGGGGTCGAAGACGCCGCGTAACGTTCTAATAGCTAGAGGAAAGAAATGGTTCAAGTACGCACCAAGGAAAGTATTCGGGAGTGGAAGTTAACGCAGCTTCGCTCCTCACATGACTTATTATTACTAAAATACAAAACTGGTCCCAACGCTACAAACGTTTGGGGCAGCCAGTTAAACATCTAGAAATCGCATCTGAGCGCAAAGACGGGTCAAGGAAATGGAACACACTTTCTTAGTGTGGGCCTGGGGCTTGGCCTGGACAGAGGGAGC